AAATCCCTAGTATTTCAGGAGTAAACTTATGAACACCCTTCAAATCATCAAGAAGCAGATCAACAAAGCATCTGCTGTTCACGACGCACAGATCACTCACACTGCATATCGTGGTGTAAAGTGTGAAGTTCGTAAGGCAGGTAAGGAGTCTCACGGCACCTACTGCTATCGTGGTCGTACTTACGTAAAGTGATATGGGAGCACTACAAGTCGCTGGGATCGTATCCCTTGGTTCTGTAGCATTTCTATCACTGATATATGGAGAACTTAAAGTTCTCACCAAATAATTGAGAGAGAGGTTTCACAACCTCTCTTTTTTTGTACTTTTATGTTTTTTTAACAAATGTTAGTGAATTAACACAAACTATACTACATACTACAGAATTAAGGATTCCGCTTATGCTTTGAAATTCTTCTTTATTATGACTTCTACAAATCAAAAATATTGCGGGAGGTTTGATGCACAATCTACTGTCTCGCAATCAATTAGCTGAATGGGTACACATTGACGCCAACTTAAACAGATGTAATGAGGAATTAGATCTGGTCAACGATTACTTTGACTGCTTAATTGAATGCGATGAAGACCAAGCAACATGTAAGCGAATCTGCAGAATTCTATTAAACACCGAGGGTTGATCACCCTCTTTTTTTTGTGCTATAATTGGAAGAGTGCATATTGAACTATGGACAGAGAACGATTAAAACTTTTGGTAAGGAACCTTGAGTTATTAGTTGACGGACTTAAAGCAGAGGTTTACTCTGATCCTGAGGCATACAAACCAGAACCATCATTCAATCCAGGTGCACCTGTTGATTATGATGAAATCTTTGATGATGACGATGGGTATCCAGACTGATGACAAACAGAGGTAAGAAGTTGGTTAAGATGCTTGAGCGTCTTATCAAACAGGATCATCTTTATTCACAAGATGAGATTAGAGAACTTAAAAGGCAGTTGCGAACCGTAAAAGAGCAACTCAATGAACTAGATGCTATGGAGAAACGAGGATTCAAATGAGCGTTAAACTGATCAGTGTAACTCCCGATGCGGAGCAGACGATGGCATATGTGGCGCGTGTGTCAAATCCAAAAAATCAAGAAAATCCTAATTACGCCAAATTGTTGGGATACTGCATCAAACATAACCACTGGTCTGTGTTTGAGCAGGCATTTATGACGCTTGAGATTGAGACTACCAGGGGTCTGGCAGCTCAAATTTTGAGGCATCGTTCATTTACATATCAAGAGTGGTCGCAACGGTATGCCGACAGTTCTATGTTGGCAGAGTCTATTCCCATGTTTGACTTGCGTCGTCAGGATACTAAAAATCGTCAGAACTCTATTGACGATATTGATGATTTTGTCAAGCAAGAGTATGAAATCAAGATTCGTCGTCACTTTGATGAAGCAATGACATTGTATCAATCTATGCTTGATATGGGAATCGCAAAGGAATGTGCCCGTTTCGTGCTTCCCCTCGCCACGCCCACCAGAATGTACATGTCGGGGTCTGTTCGCTCATGGATTCACTACATTACTCTGAGGTCTGCTAACGGCACTCAGAAGGAGCATATGGAGATTGCAGAGGCATGTAAGAAGATCTTCGTAGAGCAATTTCCAACCTGTGCAGAAGCACTTGAGTGGGTCTAAATACAACACATTGAATTTATAACTATGGCTACATATCCAGTAAAACATAAGGAAACTGGTGAAACGAAAGACGTTGTTATGAGCGTTCATGACTGGGATCAGTGGAAAGAAGACAATCCTGACTGGGAAAGATATTACACTCCAGAAAACGCACCAGGTGTTGGTGAGGTAGGCGAGTGGAAGGATAAACTTCGTAAATCTAAACCCGGATGGAATGACGTTCTTCAAAGAGCGCAGAAAATGCCTGGTTCAACTATCAAGAAGATTTAAGTATGGCAAGAAGAAAAAGAGCATCTGCAGAGCAACCCATTGGGGTTGGACTCACGACAAAGCAGATGAAGCGGAAGAAACCGCTAAGTCAAGAGTATCTTGTTGATATTGAACCTCTAACTGACAATCAGAAACGACTCTTTGATTCATACAAAGAGGGCAAGCATCTTGTTGCTTATGGTTGTGCGGGCACGGGAAAGACCTTTATTACTCTGTATAATGCCCTGAGAGACGTTCTGGATGAGAAAACTCCTTATGAAAGAATCTATCTTGTACGCTCACTTGTAGCTACCAGAGAGATTGGTTTCCTTCCTGGTTCTCATGAGGATAAGGCAGACATTTATCAGATCCCATATAAGAACATGGTGAAATACATGTTCCAGATGCCAAGTGATGCTGACTTTGAGATGCTTTACGGCAATCTTAAAGCACAAGAGACGATTAAGTTCTGGAGTACATCATTTTTACGTGGAACAACTCTTGACAATGCAATCGTTATTGTTGATGAATATCAGAACTTGAACTTCCATGAACTTGACAGTATTATCACTCGTGTTGGTGAGAATACTAGAATTTGTTTCTGTGGAGACTCTCGTCAGTCTGACTTGAATAAAACTAACGAACGTAATGGTATCGTTGATTTTATGAACGTGTTGCGTAAAATGAATTCTTTTGATATAATTGAATTTGGAGTGGATGATATTGTTCGCTCTGGACTTGTCAAAGAGTATATCTTAGCTAAAATAGAGGCAGGATTTTGATGGAAATATTCAGTGATTATGATTTGGGTTCCAAACTCAACTTCCATTATCAGAATGCTAGACCATTCCCAAACATAATCATTGACAACTTCATCAATCCAGTTGTTGCTATGCAGTGCTTCAGTGAACTGAAGAATACTAACTTTTGGGTCACTGAGAAGACTGATAACAACTCTTACATGACCGATAATCAGGTCAATAAATGGTTCACTCCTTGGAATGATGAAAGTGTAGAACATTTGAGGTATGAGACTCCAACTGTTTCTACTGTTCTAAGTTATTTCAATTCACCAATATTTCTCCAGTTTCTCAAAGATCTAACAGGCATTCCAAATTTGATTCCAGATCCACATCTGTGGGGTGGTGGATGCCATAAAATTGAAAATGGTGGTAGACTTAATTTACACGTTGATTACAACATCAATCCTAGAAGTAGAAAGTTTAGAGTCTTGAATATGCTACTCTATCTCAATCCCAACTGGGAAGATGAGTGGCGTGGTCATCTTGAACTCTGGAATAAAAAGGAAAAGAGAAGGGAGCACATTATCGCTCCTATCATGAATAGAGCAGTAATTTTCACACTATCTGATGATTCAGTTCATGGGCATCCTGCTCCGCTGAATTGTCCTGAAGGTTTTGAAAGATACTCAATAGCAATGTATTACTTCGTAGATGAACCAAACCAAGAATATTATGAGCGAACTTACGTCCACTGGCATAACGAACTTCAATCACATTGATATTGAACTTCCAAAACTGAGTAGGGAAACTATTGATGGTGTCCGATATTATTCGGTTCCTGATGAAGAGGAACTACTTAAGTTAGTTTCAATTACATCAGTCACAAGTCATTTTAATAAAGACATCTTTGTAAAGTGGCGTAAAAGAGTTGGTGATGAAGAAGCAGATCGTATCACGAAGCGTGCTACAAAACGTGGTACTGACATGCATACTTTGGTTGAACATTACATGAAGAATGAAGAACTTCCTGAAGTTCCTCCTATTTCTGACTTTCTGTTCAAGATTTCTAAAGCAAATCTGAAACGTATAAATAATATTTACGCCCTTGAAGGTTCCCTGTATAGTAAACAACTCGGTATAGCAGGGACAGTTGATTGTATCGCTGAATATGACGGCGAGTTAGCAATAATTGACTTCAAAACATCCGCCAAACCCAAACCACGGGGTTGGATTGAACACTATTTTGTTCAGTGTATGGCATATGGTTGTATGCTATACGAACTGACTGGCATCTCAGTCAAAAAACTTGTAATCATCATGGCTTGTGAAAATGGAGAATGCGTCGTCTATGAAGAACGAGACAAATCAAAGTACATCAAACTTCTTACCGAGTACATTGGAAAGTTTGTTAGAGATAAACTGGAGGAATATGGAACCAAATAAGGAACTAGAAAAAGTCATAGAGAGCAAATTCTTGACTCCCTCCAAGTTTGCCTTGGAGATTGAGAAGATTGTCGCTGAAGAGCAATTTAATTATATTGACGCAATCTGTCACTATTGCGAAATTAACAGTCTTGAGGTAGACTCTGTAACGAAGCTCATTTCAAAACCATTGAAAGAGCGTTTGAAGTGGGACGCTATCCGTCTCAACTTCATGAAGAAAACATCGCGAGCAAAACTTCCTCTATGACCGTGACACCCTTTGAAACTTATAAACATTATTTGTCACTAAAAAATCATTTCACAAACCCAAAGTACGACTTCTTTCGCTATGGTGCCAAATCACGGGCATCCATGGCGTCTTTTAATAAGAGGAAAGATAAGTATTGGTTTGAGAAAACTTCCCGTAAGTATGACGACAGTGAAGTCGTTGACTTTCTTGTATCTAACTTTTCTGCTGCTGACAACCCACAGAACCTATGGATTGGAGAAATTATCAATTCTGGAGAAAGGACATACGCCGAGTGGATGAAACGACGGCAGAGTTCAACTTACTTGTTCAAAGAACAAAGCAACGAATTACTCTCGGAGAACGGATTGGAGAGTCTATTCGACTGCTCCAAAGGACATCCAAAAATTCTCAAGGAGTATCTAAGCGGGAGATTGTCGCTAGAAAACTTCGTGATCTACGAAAAAATCTTCCATTTTCGTGAAGACTTTGACAAGAAACTTACTGACCCAGTGTGGGAAACCGTCAGTTTGAAAATTAAAAAATATGGTCCCTTCATAAATATTGATGTGTTCAACTACAAGAAGTTATTAAGGGACATAGTAAATGAGTGATTTTTTTGAGTCTGATATTATCAAAAACGAATTGGAAGAAATTAATGATCTGCAGGAGCAGATCTATACAAATGCAATGTCTTTTGGTACTATGACTCGTGATGACAAAATTGAACACATTGAAATGTTACAGAGCTTGCTAGAAAAGCAGCAGGTGATGTATACTAGAGTTTCTCTTTCAGACGATCCTAAAGCGATTGAAATGAAAGAGAACTTGCAGAAGTCTGTTCTGATGATGGGGTTCCCTCCATCCACAGACATCAAGACTTTGTTTGATAGCATGACAAAGACCATTGAATCGCTCAAAGACTACATTGACACCTGAGCAAAACTTCGTTATACTATCCAAGTAAATCTCCCAAATCCAAACAAATCCGAGGTAATCCGAATGTCTTTCGCTGATCTTAAGAAGCAATCCAAACTGGGTTCTTTGACTGCCAAACTGGTCAAAGAAGTTGACAAGATGAACAAAGCAGGTAGTTCTGGAGACGAGCGTCTCTGGAAACTTGAGTGTGATAAGAGCGGCAACGGTTATGCTGTTATCCGTTTCCTTCCTGCTCCCAATGGAGAAGATCTGCCCTTCGTCAAACTGTACTCTCACGCCTTCCAGGGTCCTGGTGGTTGGTACATTGAAAACTCTCTGACTACTCTGGGTCAGAAGGATCCTGTGTCCGAATACAACACGATGCTGTGGAACAACGGCACCGATGCAGGTAAGGAACTGGCACGTAAGCAGAAGCGTAAACTGACTTACATGGCAAACATCTACGTCGTCAAGGATCCTGCCAACCCTGCTAATGAAGGTGGTGTATTCCTGTACAAGTTCGGTAAGAAGATCTTTGACAAACTCACTGCTGCCATGCAACCTGAGTTTGAAGATGAGGAAGCAATTGATCCCTTTGACTTCTGGCAAGGTGCCAATTTCAAACTGAAGGCAAAGAACGTTGCTGGTTATCGCAACTATGACTCCTCCGAGTTCGCTGCCCAGTCTGCCCTGCTGGACGATGATGATGCTATGGAAGCAATCTGGAAGAAAGAATACTCCCTGGCAGAACTCGTCGCTGCAGACCAGTTCAAGGACTATGACACTCTGAAGAAGCGTCTTGACTACGTTCTGGGTAACAAGGGCACCCCTCGTTTCCAAGACCAAGAGACTGTTCAAGAGGAAGAAGAGTTCCGCGCTGCTAACCGTGGTGAAACTACAACCACCACAACTGATGCTGGATTCAACGATCCTGACATCACTCTGTCGTCAAACAAAACTGAAGATGACGACGATGCTCTGTCATACTTCGCCAAACTGGCAGAAGACTGATACAGAGAAGGGGGTCTAACGACCCCCTTTTTATTCTGCAGAAGTGTTTCTAGTATTTCTGGTTGCTGCTACGTTACTACTAATATATTCAGAAGAGCGACCATATTTCATTTCATTTCTCATATCTTCAAGGAACATACCAAGATACTCTGGTTTAAGAACAAAAATCAATCTTTTTTCATCATTCTCTCTCACTTCATAGTCGTAGTTGCTTATAGAAACAACTGGATTTAAATCTGCTGTTGGTGTTGAAGGATTTGGAATCTTGAAGTCTTGGTCAACAATTTTTCCTTTAGGTAAAATGAGTCTTCCTAAAGAATCTTTTACCTCAGTAGTCTCATAGAAACGAACATCATTCAATTTAGTTCCATACTTATTTTCGGCATACTTATAAAGTTCTGTATCGGATAATGGCCACTGATCTCTGACATTAATGATGTTGGCAGTCATCATAACAACCCAATCAAGACCAGGATCTCCATAGAGTTGCTCTGCGATGGTATCAGGTCTTTCTCCTTGCCCTATTTGATACTTGTTAAATATAGTTACCGCACTTTGAAGATCATCACGTAACTTGGTTCTTCTGAATAGGTTTTTTACCAAAACATAATCATTTGAAGAGTTTCTATCTTTTGATTGTGACTGATAGAATATGTTTGGTAGTTCTCTGAAATAACTCATTTTAGTATCCTACTGAGTAATCATCACCAAGTTCATCATAATCTTCTCTATAAATTGGGTTGAGTTCTTTGAATAGTACCTCAACCTTGATGTGGGTTGGTGTCCCATCATAGAATGTTGAATATGTATTTGAACCCGTATAGTTCACAGACATATTAGTCAGTGCCATGGGTAAAAACTTATTCAGGAACGGATGAGATCCATCACCCTTCATGTAAGTTAGTTGGAAGATATGTGGGGCAGAGATGAATACTCCTTCAGCACCACCTTTACTAGGAAGCATAGACTCTTTCAATAGTCTAATAATTCTTTTAACTTCAACACCCTCATCCCTATTTCTTGGGAAAAATTCAAAAGTAAACGGGAACACTCTGAGGTTGACACCGTTGAAGAGAAGTTCTAAGTTTGGTTGGAAAACTTGTCCTGTTGCTCTAGAAACAAGTTGATTAGCAGTTACATTTCCACCAAGATTTCCGATTGCTGCTCCAGATATTGCTGCCAAAACAGCATTTTGTATTTGGGGGTTTCCTGCAGCAGCTTTAGCATCTAATCCAATCTGATTGAATATTTGTTTTACAGCATCAACTCCTCCACCAATACCTCCTTGACCAAACTCCTTAATTATAGTACCAGTTGCTGCTAGTCCATACGCTTCAATTGGATTTAGTTTACCATCTGTCCAGTCAATCGCACTAATGTCTGATAGTTGTTGTGGAATTGGTAATACGATTTGTCCTAATGGTTCTTTTAAGCTTTGTCTATTTGATCTTGTTCCTGTTCTTTTTGCTACTTCTCTCAACCCACTTGTGCCAAATTTGATGTCTAGTTCACCTGTTTCTTCACCTTTATCATTTTTTCTTTTCGTAACATCCGTTACTAATCCAGTAAGAGGACTATCACTACCGAGTTGAAAAGGAGCTTTATACTTGGCAATCTGCAGTCTCAAATAATCCACGTCGCTTTCAATGCGACGATCTTTTGGATATCTCAAACTTGTGTAATTACTTTTACTTTTGATATCTCTCATTAGATACTTTAATTATTTGTCAGATAGTAAGCGGTTGGAAGTCTCAAGGCATCACTTACTTCCGAGGGATAAATTTCGTAAAGACTGCTTGCAATTTCTGGATAAGTGTATTTTCTCATCATCCTCCAGTGTAAACTAAAAGCGGTGAACCCTTCAGTTCCTACACTGGATACAAGCACCAACGGATGCTGATCATAACGAATACCAGGAGTCTTTGCGTTATATATGTATGTGTAGTATTTATCAGGTTGAGGCATACCTTCAACAGGGTCTAATGCAGTGATGAGTGCCTGCATTATATCAGTTGGATGCATTCTTCTATTTCTTCTACCTAGACTGTCAACAACTCCACGAATTCTATTGACATTTTCATCAGTATCTGTCGGTCTATCTTCTTCTTCACGGATGTCCTTCCTGACACCATCATCATAGACATTAGAACCTACTTCAATATCTGGATCATTACTGGAAGTTACTTCACCAGTCTCATAGACGTAGAAATACTTTTTACCAAGTCGTCCACCAGATTTGATGTTCCTTGCCATTACTTGATACCTAGTTCTTTTTCAGTGAAGACCTTGAAGATATATCCTCTGTCTTTACACCACTCTGATGCTGCTTCCCACTTTGCTTGGTTCTTGGCATATTCATATGCCTCACGAAGATATCCTTTTGTTTGTTTTTTAGGTTTTGATGGTGGAGAACACTGTCTCTTGGGTTTGATTTCAATAATCATCTTCTTGATTCTTCCTGTAGATTCTTTTACCTTGATGTAAAAGTCTGGGAAGTAACGATGCACTCTTCCATCAACAGGTGATCTGTAGGGTAAAACTATTTCTTCACTGCCCCACTCAAGAATATTTTCATTCAAATCACAGTAAACCATGAACTTGCGCTCCCAGAGGGAACGGTATACAATGTTTGTAGGGTCTCCCTTATACTTTCTAGGATACGACGGTGAATATTTACCCTTATATGCCATCTAAATAATAATAACAGAATCATATTAGGTATTTAGAGTGGTAAGACCTCGCAGAATATCAGACTTCAAACCAACCTTCACCAATCTTGCACAGACTTCTCACTATCAAGTGTTTTTTGCTGGTCTGCCCCTCATGCTCAGACAGCATCTTAGAGTAAGAGGTCTTAACAGTAGATTTGTTTCGGAGACTGCTGGATTGCTCTGTAATAGTGCGCTGCTTCCTGGCAGTAGACTTGCCACGGCAGATATTGTTGGCAACCGCATGGGTGTTTCAGAGAAGATGGCACACTCAAGAATCTTCACTCAAATTCAACTTGAGTTCTATGTGGATAATGAGTATAAAACTTTGAAGTTCCTTGAGCACTGGATGGAATTCATTGCTAATGGATCAACATCTAGATTAAATCGTCAATCAAGTAAAGATTATTATGTAAGAATGGAGTATCCTGATACCTATAAATGTGATGAAACTAAAATTATCAAATTTGACAGAGATTATAATGAAGAGTTAGAATATAAATTCATTGGTCTATTTCCGATTGATTTAACATCTACTCCAGTCAGATATGAACAGTCTGAAGTCTTGAAAGCGACTGTTACCTTTAGCTTTGATAGGTATCTTATGGGTAAATACGATAGTTTCTCGGTGGCGAGAGGTAGAGAGGGTAACAAGACTGGAAATGAAATAGAATATAATGGTCTAGACAATTTCTTCCAAGATACAAGGGATAGTGTGATTAAAGAGGAGAATCAAGATGGATCTAGTTTTATGAACGCAGAAGAATTTTTAAAGTGGAGAGGTCTCGATACAAGAACAGATTCTTTACCAAACTCAACTAGAGGATTGAGCTAATAAATAAAAATACTGAATAACATATTATGCCTTTACCAAGAATTTCTACCCCAACATATGAGTTGGTTTTGCCATCAACGGGGAAAAAAATTAAGTATAGACCTTTTCTAGTTCGTGAAGAAAAGGTTCTAATTATCGCCATGGAAAGTGAGGATGAACGTCAGATTGCTTCTGCAGTCAAAGACGTAATCAAGAATTGTATCTTGACTCGTGGAGTCAAGGTTGATGATCTTGCTACATTTGATATTGAATATCTTTTCCTCAACATCAGAGGTAAGTCTGTTGGTGAGGATGTTGAAGTTCTCGTCACTTGTCCTGATGATGGAAAGACTCAAGTTCCGACTGTAATCAACCTTGATGATATCAAAGTTCAGAAAGGTGAGGGACACTCTCGTGATATTGTTTTAGATAGTGATCTCACACTTAGAATGAAATATCCATCAATGAGTGAGTTTGTCAAAAACAACTTTAGTGGTGAAGAGATTACAGTAGAAGGAACGTTTAACTTGATCTCTTCTTGTGTTGAACAGGTTTTTAATGAAGAGGAATCTTGGTCTGCTGCTGACTGCACTCCTAAAGAGATGAATGAATTTCTTGAGCAGTTAAGTTCAAAGCAATTCAAAGAAATTGAAAAGTTCTTTGAAACAATGCCTAAGTTATCACATACAGTAAAGGTCAAGAATCCTAATACTGATGTAGATAATGAAATCCTTCTGGAGGGACTAAACGCTTTTTTCGCGTGAGTATGGCTCATGAGGACCTTGAGTCATACTTCAAAACAAATTTTGCCTTGATTCAGCATCATAAATACTCATTAACAGAGATTGAAAACATGATACCGTGGGAAAGAGAAGTCTATCTCACATTCTTACAGCAATACATTGAAGAAGAAAATCTTAAAGCACAACAATCTAACTTAAATGGCTGAGATTTCGTCGCCAATACTAGGAATGAGAGTTAGGAGGAATATGATTCCTGCTAACGCAATCATGGGTCGTCCTGAACAACCAGTACAAGACCCTGAAACTGTAGCGGCGTTAAGAAGAAATCAAATGGCACTTCAAGGTGTCAACCTATCTCTCGCTAATGTCACCAACCAGATAGCAGGTTTAAATAATTCTTTTCAGGCAATATCTGCTCAGATTGAGCAGTCAAGAATACTAGAGCAAGCACAACAAAGACAGAAAGATAATCAAGAAAGAATATTAGCATCGCAGAGAATACGCGAAGGGAAAGAAGGATTAATTGAAAAAAGAATACAGTCTGCTCTTGCCGCACCATTACAAAAGATAGGTGGTAAAGCACAAAGGTCTCTGTTCAATCTTGGTAGATTCTTCCAAATCTTAATAGGTGGTGCTTTAGGTGCTCGTATATTAAAAGTAGTTGGTGATTTATCTTCTGAGGGTAAATTTTCTCTTGGAAATTTATTTGACAGAATAAAAAAAGACCTTGCGATAGTAACAGCAATATTCATAGGTCTTAATGGTGGATTTGTACTAGCATTAAGAACATTAGGTGCTTTAACTGCTAGGTTAGGTGGTTTTGCTCTCAGAAACTTCCTACTTAGACCTATTCAAGCTGCGTTTACTCTTGCTGGTGGCATTTTATCAGGTATCGTAAATAAAATTCGCGGTCTTCCACAAGTTCCTGGGACCACACCTGGAGGAAGACCTACATCTGGCGGAAGACCTAATCCACCTAGCGGTCAGCAAACCACTACACCTGGTGGAAGACCCACTTCACCCACTCCACCGACTAGAGGTAATATTGGTACAAGACTATTGCGTGGATTGACTGGTGGTGCAGGTATTGCTGGTCTGAATTTTCTTTTTGGAGCACCTCTAGATCAATCACTTTTAGCTGGAGGTGGTGCGACTTTAGGTGGTAAAATTGGATTTGGACTTGGAATGCTTACTGGTCCAGCATCTCCCATAATGGCTCCATTACTTGGACTTGCTGGTGGTTTTGGAGGATCCTTTTTACTTCCAGAATTATATCGCCAATCGGGGATACAAGTTCCTGGTGGAGATACCACACTTAGTGACTTGGTTGGTGGTGATCTCAGTACCTTAATTAGTGGGGCAACAAAGAGTGAAGCAGACTTAAAGCGGGATGAGCAGAGGGTGAATAATTTGATTGTTAATGCTGGTGGTGGTCAAGGACAAGTTGAAGAAACTTCAACTTCTGGAGGATCTGGAACTGGTAACAACATAGTATTCATTCCTAGCACCAATTCTGACAACCCTTATATGATGCATTCATATATCCAGTATAATGTTGGAGGTATCGGAATCTAATGGCATACGCATATGGTTCGGGTAGAAGTCTTAGTGGTATAAGAGATTCCATTTCTGGATTGCAGAAGAGTATTGCTGCAACTACAAAGTCTGCGTCATCAATCTTTAGGACTTTGAGAGACAGTAATCTTCAAAAAAAGAAAGGAATCTCAAGCGATTCAAAATTCTTTAAAATGAGAAGGGACTCTGTTAGAAAAAAAGAACGAGAGGATCTCCTTGAAGCATCGTCCACAAGTAGAATGACTATTGCTTCAAGACCCTCCAATAGTATTGTTAGGAGCACAAAGGGATTCCTTGGCAGAATCATGGATTTTGTTGGTACTCTTCTTGTTGGATGGGCAGTTGTAAATCTACCAAAAATTATTAAAACAATAGAGGATTTTTCGGGAAGACTGCAAGAATATTCGGGAGTAATTAGGGATTTCTTTGGTGGAACAATTGATTTATTCACTGCTTTTGGTGAAGGTATAGGTGGAATATTCACTAGTATTACCAATCTCAATTTTGAAACATTTAAAACTTCTATTGAGAACTCCACGGCAAAAATGAATGATGCCTTCAAAAGAATGGTCCTTTCTACAGAAAGAGGAATTCAAATGTTGGCACAGGACTCTCAAGGTCTTCTTCAGCAGATGAATATTGATTTGAAAGATTTTGATATTTCAAAATTATTTGGAGAAGAAAGTCCCTCAAATCAAGTAAATTTTGAAAATAATAACAACACCACATATCCTGTTAATAGTAAAGGACAACCAATTACTGATCCACCAACTACAGGACCTGTAGATACTGGATATAAAGATTATAAAGGTAGACCAATTAAATTATCTGCTGCTGCCGCTGAGGCATTCAAAGCTATGGCAGAGGCAGCAGAAGCAGATGGTATTGCTAATCTTGGTTCATATATTACAAGTTCTTTGAGAGATCCACAAAAGAATGCTGGTGTTGGTGGTGTTGAGGGATCTAATCATCTTACAGGAAATGCTTTTGATATTAATATGATGAATCCTGGTCCTGGTGACGAATGGATTCGTGCTAACGGTTCTAAATTTGGATTCATATACAATACATATTCTCCAGATTCAACACACTTTGATTTTGATTCTTCAAAGTATCAAAAACCTCCTACGAGTCAGTCTGATAATATCACACCCCCTAAAGAACTTGATCCTCCTGGGAGAGGAAATTTATTTCAAAGATTCAATCGCAATTTTCAAACTCGTAGCAGTATCATTAGTCAACCACAAACACAAACTGTGGCAACAAATAATATTATTATTAATGGTGCACCACAACCAGCTCAAAGATCTACTCCTATGAATCAAGGAGCGTCTTCTATTGCTTCCTTCCCAACTTCTAGGTTAAATAGTGGTATGGAAACATTTTTTAGGATGCAAGAACATACCTTATCAGCGTAATGGCAGGAAAAGCAGTAGAAACATCTTCATATCAAGTTTTCACGATTGAATCTTCATTCAATCCTGATAAGACTATTGATATTAGTCAAGGTGTAATTAGTTTTAATTACTACGAAGATTTGTTTTCCCCAACGAGAACTGCCAAGTTAACTATAGTTGATGGTGGTAACGTAGTGGTTGCGGATAATAGTAAAGATGGGAAAGCAGAATCAATTTACAGTGGTCTTCCACTCAGAGGTGGGGAAAGAGTGGCGATAAAAATTCAACCTTTTGGTAGACCAATAGGCAGTGGTGGTAATCCAGCATTAGATTTCAATAGTGCTGAAACATACTTTTATGTTTCAAAGATAACCTCTGGAGTCAAGCAGGGTAACAGAGAAATGATTACCTTAGATTTAGTTTCAAGAGAATCTATCGCAAATGAAATTTCAAGAGTTCATGAAAAATTTCCTAGAAGTTTGCCTATTCAAACGTCTGTAGGTCTTATAGTAAAGGATAAACTTGGGTCTAAAGTTATTGATTCTGATGATTCCTCTAATCAGTATGGTTTCATGGGGAATATGAAGAAACCTTTTAATATATTGGTTTGGTTGGCATCAAAAGCAGTGGATAAAAATAAAGAAGCAGGATATTTTTTCTATCAAACACAGAAGGGATTCAAATTCAAATCAGTATCATCATTAATTCAGCAGGGAATTGCTTCACCAAAATCAGAATATAGTTACAAACCTGCTGCTCCAGGACCTTTAGAATATACGGATGATTTAATACTTGGATATAGCATTACGCTTAATCATGACTTGATTTCAAAATTAAGAAGAGGCATGTATTCTTCTTTCTTTGTAGAATTCAATCCTGCTACTGGTGGATTTTCCAGTGTTTCAAAAGGTCTTTATAGTATCCAAGAAAAAGAACCAAGAGTAAAGTTGGGTGAAGATTTTAAGATACCTCAAATCCTTGGTTCTCCAAAATTGACAAATTTGCCTAGTAGAATCATTTCCATGGTCGGTGATGTTGGGACCATGGAAAAGGATGCTTATGTACCACAGACAGATTCTAATCTCCCGGTAGTGAATGCAAATGGTTTTGATAATCAGAGGCAATCTATTATGAGATATAACCTTTTGTTTATGCAGACGTTAGATATTCAAGTTCCGGTCAATACAAATCTTGAAGTTGGTGATGTTATTAAGTGTAACTTTCCTAAAACCTCTTCGGAAAGTAAAGAATTTGATCCTGAATTGAGTGGTCTATATATGATTAAAGAGTTGTGTCATCACTTTGACAATGAGCAATCCACAACCTCAATGAAATTGATTAGAGATACTCACGGTTCACCAAAAAGATCAAGCTAATGGATGATTTTTCTTTTAATACTAATTTTTTAGGCAGAGATGGTTTTACCTGGTGGATAGGGCAGATTGCTCCTTATAAGGATGCTGATGACAATCCCCTGAACTCCATGATTGATAGTAGTGAGAGTTGGGGTGCACCAAGATATAAAGTTCGCATTATGGGGTATCATCCCTATACTACAGCAGAACTTGGAGATGAAGACCTTCCTTGGGCGTTAGTTATGCGTCCTCCAGGAACTGGAACTGGTTCTGCTGGCATGTCAAAGACAATTCATTTCAACCAGGGAGATACTGTAATTGGTTTTTTCCTTGACAATGAGAATGCCCAGCAACCAATTATTATGGGTGCTTTGGGTAATTCTAAGTATGCTGCTAAAAATGGTGAAAAACTTCCCTTTGGAAATTTCACTGGATATAATGAGGATATGAAACCACCTTCGGCAAAGGTGAGAACGCAATCAGAATCGTCAGATATTCAAGAACAACCATCTCCACAAAGTAACGATACAACTAAAACTGATGCTCCAGTAATATCATCCGCTGATGGAATTAAAATTACAAATCCTTGTGGCGGTAATGACAGTCCTAAAGATGCTAAGGGTAGTCAACATCTTACAGACATAAGAAATGCTGTTGAGCAATTTAGTGACTCTGTTAAGAGAATAAAAGCTGACTTTGATGAGGGTTCTGAATTTGTAAAAGACTGGATCAAGCAAGAAATTAAAGTTAGAAAAGAACAAATAGTTGGGCAAGCATCTGGTTTTGTCAATGGTATGATTGTTGACTTTGCTGAGCAGGTAATTCCTTTGATGAAAAAGGGACTTGAAATGCTATATCAAAAAGTATTTAATTTAGTGTTTGCTGCTACAAGAGTATATTCTATTGCTAGAGCAGCAGGTCTTGCCGCACAACAAGTTATGGCAGTTCCAATCAAATTTCTGCAAGATCAATTACCTTGTATTGTCAATTCAATTTTAGGTAAGATTGGGAACACTGTAGAGAGTGTTCTTAGTTCAATTGTTGACAATGTTGATAATTTTGTTCAGTGTGTAGCGGATCAAACGGTAGGAGTTCTTGTTAATGATGTTATTGGTCAGGCGGCAGATGGATTAAGTAGTGCCCTTGGTGGTCTTAATAAAATTATGCAGTTTATCAACGCTTTTGGTAGTCCAGGAGAATTTGTTGAGAACTTGATGAGAAACACTATTGGTGGTCTTCTGGGTCTGATTGGTGTTGCTGGTTGTAATGATCAAAAAGAGAAAGATGCAATGGGTCCATGTAAATCTATTTTGGGTGTTGGACCAGCATTCAATGATCCAACTGATTTAAGGGGAATTATTGATAATGCAAATATTGCCAAGGTAGCTACAAATGTTGCTAATGTTGCAGGACTTGATCTTGAAGGTGTTCAAGATGTTGCTGAAGGTGTTAGGGGTGTGGTTGGTGCCTTTGATATATTCAATCCAGACTCTAAGAAACCAGGATTTGTCAGTGATATAGGTGGATGTTATACTGGTCCACCACAAATCTGTAGACCACCAATTATTAGAATATTTGGTGGTGGAGGAGATGGTGCTGCTGCCGCTCCACTCTTCGGATTTCCAGACTTTGAAACTGGAACAGCAAGCATTATTGATGTTCAAATAACAAATCCCGGAAATGGATACACGTATCCACCATTTGTTCAAATTGTTGACAGTTGTAATCAAGGATATGGTGCTATCGCTAGGGCAACAGTAAAGGATGGAAGAGTAGATAGAATTTATTTGTCTTCTATTGGTGAAAATTATCCTGTTCAAGAAGTATTACCATTAACTGTGGGTAGGGTTGATATCGTTAATCCAGGTTCTGGTTATGAAGATGGTGATATTGTATCTGATAATCTTGGAAATGTATACAGTGCAAATATTGTTAATGGATTAATTACTAAGGTTATTCCTAGAACTACCGTAGAAACAACTGAACTGCCAATAATTACTGTTACCAGTGTAAATGGTAGTGGTGCTATTCTCATTCCTAAACTTGGACTGAGAGGATTGGGAGGACCAGTTGAGGAGGTTATTGATTGTATTGGTGTTGATAATATTGTTGGATATGTTGATAATCAACCATATAGGGGTCCAACTCATATCCATGAGGGAAGACTAATGACTGGCGCAACGCATTCGGAGAGATCACAATATATCACTGAAGAGCGTAAACAAATTGTTGGATATGTGAATGGTATTCCTTATACTGGACCATCCCATATTTCTGAAGGAGGATCCGGCGGCGGAGGCGGAAGACTGATGACAGGATTAGCACCTTCTCCAAATTCCCAAGTCATTTACGAAAGTAAATCTGAAAGTGAGAGGTTATCAGGAGTCGCACCAGATAATAATTTCAAACCAGTATACAAAGGGGATCAAGTTGGATATGTTGATGGCGAACCTTATGAAGGTGAATTCCACATTGATCAAACAACTGGTAAGAAGATGACAGGAGAGCCAGATTCAGAGGATAGCAAAGTTATTGATGATGATCAAGTTGGATTTGTAAATGGTGAACCTTTCTATGGAGATTTCCATTATCACAATGGATATCCAATGACAGGTGAATATCATAGTGGTAGTGGTGAATATATTCACAGAACAAGTTCAAGTAGTATTAGTAATCAGTATCCAGAAAGATTTTGGGTTTATTATCCACCAGAATACTATAGACGATACACATATAAACGTAAACCAACACAATATATCCAACCTGGAGCATTACAAAGAACACCGGGGCGTTACAGACCTCCCACAAATCCTCCAATATTTCAAACTTACTCGTTTGAAGGCATAGATGGAAACTTCCTTGGTGCCACACCACAGTTTGTGCCTGGTAGTGGATATGATCCACTCCCCCCTGATGGAAATGGTCTTCAAGGACCTTCTGATTACGGAAGCGGGTTACCTGAGGGTGTCACATGTGGTTTATCGGCATGTGTTGATGCAAATGGAAATATTGTTGATTTTAATGATACCAATTATGACCTTGGTCCCGACCCTGGCGCAGATGACCTTGATCTTGATGGAAGTGGCGGCGGCGGTGGCGGCGACGATGATGATTATCTGGGACTAGACTTCTATGATGACGAAGGTAATTTTGATCTTGGTTCTCAAGATTATGCATAAAATATCAATTTCCCTATTGGTTACTAAATAATAATAGGTTAATAAGTCATAGATTGTACCATATAAGATGGCAAAACCAAAAGTATTCACACAATCATTTGCCGAACTTTACGGTCCAAAATTTGGCATTTATGTCAATGACCAACAGATGGGAATTGACGGTAGACAGGTATATCAACTTTATGGCGTAACAGACCAGGACCTTAAGTCGTCAATAAGATTTAGTGAGTCTGGTGCTCTTAAAATTCATAGTGATAAGAGCATTGAAATCGCTGCTGGTGAATATAATGAAGATAAAGGCGTTGATATTAACATCCAAGCAAGAAGAGGAAACGTTAATATCAAGGCAGACAGAAACGGTAATGTAAGTATATCTGGTGCTAATATCATTGTTCATGCTTCTAAAAATCTTGATTTAGAAGCTGGTAAAAGAATTCGTTTGATATCGAATGATATTCAAATAAGAGCAAACTATCATTCTGTGAGATCTCTTAGTGGAAATGCAACTCCACTCTTGGAACAATTCATTGGTAGAATTTACACGGGAACACAAATAGGAACTGATTTCTTAAGTGGTGAAGTAGGAATTGATGGTTCATTCGCTGGTAGTGTTATCGGTGGTGCTGTCGGCGGTCCTGTTGGTGGTTTTGTAGGTAAGGCAATAGGCGGTCTCTTCTCATGAGCGATCAAGTTTTTAACAACCAATCAACATTTACTCAGAAAGTTGAGTTTCTAAAAGACGTTTATGTCTATGGAAAACTTTACTATGATTTTATTGATTTTGAGAATCTTACTATCACGAAACAGGCAGATATTTCTAATCTGTATGTTTCTGGTCTTTCAACCTTTGCTGGTGCCTCAGTATTTCAAAGCACTGTTTCTATAGCATCTACTGCGACACTTTCAAATGTTAATGTTACTGGGTTACTTGATGTAAATCACATTGATGTTGGAATTGCGACAGTTCGCGAAAGATTTGAACTCACTACTGATACTGGCACACAATATCTTGTAGGTCATGCTTCAGGTCCTCGCGCTGGCAGTGTAGGTATAGGTAGTACACTACCCGATAGGGATCTGGATGTTAGTGAACTTAGGGTCACTGGTAATATTTTTGACTCTGTTAATAATCAAGGATCCAATGGATTCTACCTCTCTCGTGATGTAAATGGTATTCGTTGGGTCAATGCTGCACCAGATGCTCAGACTGACGGATTCTTTGTTCAAAATGAAGGTGTATTAGTTGGTGTTGGTTCATTCACCACGATGAACCTGATTGGAACTGACACTGGTGGTGATGTAGTTCAAGCAACTGCTAATGGAACCACTGTTGATATTCGCATCAAAGATCACTGGAATAAAAATAATGCTGGATTACATACAACAGTTAATGTAGGTATTAACAAAGTATCACCAGAAGTTCCTCTGGATGTTGATGGGTTTGCATTATTCAGAGGTAATATTGGAATAGTTGGTGTAGCGACTTTTGGCAACACTGTAAGGATTGATGCCCCTTTAAGGGTTCATAACAATAATATCACTGGAACGGCAACAACGGCAATCTACGCACACAACGCTGGTGTTTCTACCGTAGCTTTTGCCGCATCATTTACATCAGTTACTGGTGTTGCCACTTTTGCGAGGAGAACAGGATTTGCGACTGTTGCTGCTGCAGCCACATTCGCACAAGTTGCAGGAATATCTACATTCTCAAGAGTTGCTTTTGCTGCAACATTCGCTCAGACTGCTGGTGTCGCTACAGTTGCAAATCAAACTGGATTCTCTACGATTGCTGGTATTGCTACCTTCGCTAACCAGTCAGGATTCTCTACAGTATCAGGAACTGCTACTTTTGCTCAAAGGGCAGGTATTGTTACTTTTGCTAGTCAGACAGGATTTGCTACTGTCGCTGGTATTGCTACCTTTGCTAATCAATCTGGATTCTCCACCGTTTCAGGTGCTGCTACATTTGCAAGAATTGCTGGTTTCTCCACCTTCGCCAAACAATCTGGTTTTGCTACGGTAGCAGGATTAGCAACAAATGCTACTAGAGCAGGTATTGCTACATTTATTGAAACTGTTGAAACTCTTACAGATCAAGAGTTTTTCATTCCTTTTGTTGCAAACTCTGCATCTACAGGTATTGAAACCGTAAGAGTTGATGCCGGATTCAGATATAATCCATCAAGAGATAATGTTATTGTTGGTGGTGGTCTTACAGTTGGTGGTGCCACAACAATTCACAATACATTAAGAGTTGATTTAGATGCCAATGTTGGTGGTGGATTAACAGTTGGTGGTGCTACTACAATCCACAATGCACTCAAAGTTGATGGAAACACTGTCCTTGATGGTTCATTAGAACTTAATAATGCTCTGATTGATATTAACGGTAGTGTCGCCACCGGTAAGACTGATTACAGATTATCTTCAGTTGGAACTGGTGTATCGTGGAGACCACCTGGTGTTGAAACAACAAATATCTTATATGTCACCAAAGATGGAAATGACTCAAACTCTGGACTACTTGAAGGTGATGCCAAAGCTACAATTGGTGGTGCTGCAGCAGTTGCTCTGGATGGAGACACCATATATGTAAGACCCGGAACATACTTTGAAAATAATCCTATCGGACTTAGAACTGATGTTTCTATCTCTGGTCAAGATCTCAGACTTGTAACCGTTGTTCCTAATAATCCAGCAGAGGACCTGTTCCATGTTAGACGCGGTTGTTTGATTGAGAATATGAACTTCGCTGGTAACAGTGTTGCCATTGGATACACTGGTGCGATGGTTGCTTTCCCACCACTGACTGCTAATCAGAATAGTGGGTATGTTGCCCCAGGACCTGCCAATGAAGGTCCAAGTGGTAGATGGAGATCTCCATACGTTCGTAACTGCACTAATTTTGCTACTGATAGCATCGGTATGAGAGTGGATGGTGATCTTGCTAATGCAGCATTTACTGGAACTAATAATCTGGGACAAGACCTTAAGAGTATGGTTGTTGACTCTTATACTCAATACAATCAGAATGGGATTGGTGTTTCAATAGTCAACAAAGGATATGCACAGTTGGTTTCTATCTTCACAATCAACTCCAAAATTGCTATATTTGCTGGTGGTGGTGGTCAGTGTGACCTTACAAACTCCAATTCTTCTTTTGGTGTTTTCGGTCTTTTCGCTGATGGCACGAGTGGCGACGAATTTACTGGTATTACCACTGGTGCTAAACTGGCAGACGTTGATACCTTCCAAGTATTTGGTGTTCGTGATGATAATGCTGATGTCAGAAAACCATTTGACGGTCAAGGTGCTTTCTTCAAGATAAACCTTGATGATTACTCTGATACTGGAACTAAGACGGGTATTGTTACTGAACCCCTCAGAGTAATAAGAAATATCAAAGTCACAAACGGTGGATCTGGATACAGTCAGTCGGCACCACCATCAGTTACTGTATCCTCACCATTTGGTCCTGAGGGAATTCTGGCAGAATTATCTGCTAATGTTAGTGCTGCTGGAACTGTAAGTTCTGTTGATGTTATTGCTAGTGGTAGAAACTTCTTACCTGCTGGTTCTGGTAATAATCAGCAGAACATTTCAATTACTTTCTCTGGTGGTGGCGGAGCAGCAGCAGAGGCAGTCACTGACCCAATTTTATTCACGGTTGATAAGTCAACCGAACCTACTACTAATACTGGATTATCAACTGTTACTTTTAATGAATTTGTCCCTTATGCTGTAGGAACTGGTGTAAGTATGAGTTTCCGCCGCCTCAGTCGCATTATCACCAGTTCGCACTCATTTGAATACGTCGGTGCGGGCACGGACATAAATAGAGCAAACCCCTTCCAGGGTGGAGAACCTATTCCTGAGAATGAAATTGTCGCTATCAATGGTGGACAAATTCCATTCACAAGCACAGACCAAAAAGGCAACTTTAAAATTGGTCAAGGACTGGTTATCAACCAAACAACATCAACTATTGCTGGAAGAGATTTCAATAGAGCGATACAAGCAAACCTTACACCATTGATACTTGCCCTGGGAGGATAATAAGATAAGATGGCAGTCGCACCAGTTAATAAGTTTATTACAATTGCTGTTCCAGTTGCACCAGGAGAGCAGAAACTTTATGAGGTTCCCACAGGGACCTCTGCGATTTTGCTGTATGCACAAGTTGCTAATGTTGGAGTAGGAACTTATCCAACAGCAACTTTAATTCATAGAAGAGAATCAAGAAGCACGGGTAATCAGAGAGATATTAGAGTAATTAAGGATATTGAAGTTCCACCTAATGACGCTGCCATTTTGATTGATGGTAGATTAGTCTTAGAGAAGACTGCTTCCACGTTTGATAGATTGTTTATGACTGCCACACAAACTGGTGTAGGCACAGTCTATGATGTAAAATATCACGAACCTGCTGGTGTGGCAACTGTCACAACTATGGATCCTCATGGATTTGAAGCAGGAGATCAAGTCACTCTCGCTGGACTTGCATTCACTTGTCTTGGAAGCACAGGTATTACGACAACGATATTCCCAGATCCTCAACAGTCCTATACTGTTGATAGTATCACTGATAATGTAGGAACCTCAAGAACATTTACTACATTTATTGGTGGTTCTCTTGGATACGTTCATATATTCAATCCTGCTATTCACTACTTTGTGCGTTCTAAGGCAGAGTCCATCACAGATAATAATGGTACAAAATATACGCCAACCACGGCAGAATACAGCGGAAAGACTGGTAATTTAGTTCTCACTATGCCTTCTCATGGACTTACAACCTCTAATACTGTAAGTATCGCCACTTCTTCTTTAGTATTCACTTGCACTCAAGATAATAATTCTACAGAGCACGCATACCCAAGACCTACAGATCCTGTTGCTGGTATTCAAACTGGCATCGGCGCTACGACTGTAAACACTATTACTGTTTATGTCGGCGTTTCAACTGCTGGTGGATTGGTCGCGCCACTACAGATGGAATTCCTCGCAAGTATTCTTGAAAACTCTACAACTTAATAAGAGATGGCAGACGCAAGAAAACCGACGCAGCGATATCTCAGTGGTAGAGTTAAGATTGTTAATAATGCCGGTCTGCATACTGACCGACATCTTTATGTGTCTCCAGGAGAGGTAGAACCAAATCTAGGATATCCTGGAGAAAAAAGTATACCCCTATCAAATCAATACTATCAATTAATTACCATTCCTAATGGTGATACTTACGATAGATATTGGCAACAACAACCTGGATTGCAACCAGGTGGTATTAGTGTTTTTGATGAAAGCACTCTAATTGGTGTTGCAAATAGTATATCAAAACTTAATTTTGTTGGTGCTGGTGTTACTGCCACCGCTAGTGGCACTATTTCTACAATTACAATTGATGCTGCTAGTGCTAGAGTAAAAGTATCTGAAAACCCACCAACAAGTCCATCACCTGTAAATGGTGATTTGTGGTGGGATAGTGATCTTGGTGAGCTTTATATTTACTATGTTGATGCTGATAGTGCTCAGTGGGTAGAAACTTCTGGTGGTAGTGAGACAGTAACCATATCTGATGACGCTCCTTCAAGTCCTAATGGTGGTGATTTATGGTGGGAAAGTGACACAGGTCGTCTCAAAATATATTACAACGATGGTGATAGCGCACAGTGGGTTGATGCCAATGCTGGTCTGTTAGATGACTTAAGCACTCCATGGAATAGAAATAGTGTTGGTATTCATACTTTATCTAATGTTGGTATTGGCACAACCAATCCACTTTCTGTAGTCAA